ACTCTGTGATCAGGCATGTTCTCGGCAACTGACCTGAGCGAATACTTGATCTCTTCAGATGTTATGTCCTTCTTCAGTATGTAAACAATGTCTTCTTTCATTCTCTGTACACCTCGCTGAACTTCTTAACGCCCTTCTGGAGCCATCTATATACCGTTGACCTGTCTATCTTGAGAGCATCGGCCGTCTGCTCTGCGGTCATGCCTTTTATGTAGACCATCTCGAGCACCGTGAACTGGTCAATGTCGTTGATCTCGTAAAGAGCTCTAAGGATTGACTTCTTAGTCTTGTCATTCTTGGCAAGTCTTCGGTCGATCTCCAGTCCGAGCTGAGCATATTCATCAAGCTGCGCCTGCTGCGCCTTAATGGATATATCGTCATTCCTCTGGGACTCCCGGGCATTGAAAGCGGACACTATGGCCATCTTGCCTTTGAGCTCTTCCCGTCTTGAGAGCAGATAGTTGATCTCTCGGGTCAGTTTCCTGTACTGCTTCAGGACTTCTCTACCTTTCACAATGGAACACCCCCCAACTTTCTTCGATCAGAAGGTTCGACTTGTCTGTCACCTCATTAATGGAGACGATTATCACGAAGTCTTCCTGTCCTTTAGCCAGGAACTTCTTTGACTCCATGTGTACTATCTGCTTATCGTCTTCCCAGAACTTGCACTGTGTCATAGCATCGAGGAAGAGCTTCAAAAGGTTATCCAGGTCAGGAGTTGTTGTTTTCCATTCCAGAGCTTCTTTCATCTTAACCGTCTTCCTCTGCGGATAGGCAAAAGAGACAGTGATGGAGATCGGACCCTTGAACGGTTCTTCCGGCTTGTAAGGCTTCAGAGCATAGAAGTATGTCATGCGCTGGTCCTTAACCTGGGTCTTCTCATAGAATCTGACCTTGCCTCTCTGGAAGGCTACGCCCTTCTGTTGAGCGGTACCTGTCGGTTCCTTGGGTAAATGTATCTTGAACGTCATTTCCAACCTCCATATCCGTTATCACAGAGCCATTTGCGAGCTATGGCCTTCTTGCACGGCTCTGCATCGGGCATCTCTATGACCAACAACCTCATTACGATCTTGTAGACTTCCGGTTCAAGTTTCCTGCCGTCCGTCCAGCCTCTCTGGTACCAGATGCCGTCGTAGACTTTTCGGAATGCTGTCGTGTCGAAGGTCAGAAGTATTCGCTTTTCGGTAGCGGTCAAGTAGTTAAATAGCTGTTTACTCATCTACTTCCTCCAGATCTCCCATCGTAATCTGTTCAGCCGGAGCAAAGTGTGTTGGTTCTGTCCACGAGAAACAATCTCCCGGTCCTGAGACATATTCCGTCAGTCCTATCCTGCAATACTCATCATTGATGTAGCCTCTGGCCACAAAGTCAGGAGTATGCTCATCGATCTCCTCGTGGTAGGGTGAGACATCACCTTCCAGGATGATGACCTTAGAGTTCTTCGGTATCTTCTTCCAATCCGTCTTCATAGATGTCTTCCTCCGGCTTGTCATAAACGTCCATGCTCCCGCAGCGAGGACAACAATCAACGGTTTCGTATTCACTTGCGTATGGATCCTGTTTATATGCGGGATCGCAGAACTCACATCCGCAGTTTTCACATTTAAGCATCCTTCTTCCTCCTTGTTTTCTCATCCGCAATGATCGCGAGAGATTCCGCAATGTTAAGAAGAACATCTACAAGATCACTCTCAAAATACTTTTGATAGATATCTTGCCTGCAATTTCTTTTGATCCTTTCAATCTTTTCTTTCTGTGACATATTCTTTTCCTCCTATGTCCTGGTCAATCGTTTCTAAATGTCATACGGGGATAACGGCGGCTTATATAAGCCGTTATCCCTGTGACATTTCTACAGGGTGGACATGGACATATATGGACATGGACATATATATATAGCGAATGTCCACCCCCCGGACAAAGTAGGACATTCCCGTTGTCCACCCCCTTCGATGTCCACCTATGTCCACCCCTTTCATTCATCGTTCCTCCACATCTCGCCGGCATCATTTCTCGAGTATTCATCGAACTCATCAATCCATCTTTTGACCTGTTTTGCGCTCTTGTTGATCTGTCTCGCAATGATGCTGATCTGTGCTTTTCCGTTCTTTTCGCAGACATCAAAGGTCATATCCAGGAGCTTCTTGCGAGTATCTTCGCTTGAATAGTTAGAGCTCATCTGTCTACCTGCCTCGACTGAGCCTTCTATGGCTGCACCTTTCAGGATGCCTTCCTGGTCGATGTAATGAATAGGGAATTTGAAGAACATATTGATCGGAGGGACATCTTTGAAATCTCTGAGAACAAAAGCAATCTGCATCGGCTTCTCGCCGGCTTCGATCTTGTTCTGTGCTCTAACCATGAGATCGGGTGTGATAGCCAGGAACGAGATGTCACAGATTGCATCGGCATCACGAGCAAAGACTCCAGAGCCAGAACCGCGGTCGATGACTTTCCTGCTTCCTGATGATCCCTTCGGGTGATGATGATCATAAATGACTGCCGCTCCGGTCTCGTGTGCGATCTTGTCCAGAGCATTGCAGAAGTTGATGATAGCCTCGGCACTGTTCTCGTCACCTTGTTGAACCTTATAGAGAGGGTCAATGACGATTGCCTTATACGGGCCAGTCTTCCTGCATCGTCTGATGATCTTGGGAGCGAGCTTCTCCATCGGAGCAGAATAGCCTCTGAGATTCCAGGGGACGATGTTCTCACCGCCTGTCTTCGACATCTTCAGCTTGAGAGAGGCATACATTTCCTTGAATCTGCGGAAAAGCGATGCTTCTTCGACCTCAAGATTGATGTAAAGGACCTTGCCTTGCTGACACTGGAACTTCCCGAGCCACGGCTGCCCTTCTGCGATACAGATAGCAAGATTCTGAGAAAGACAGGTCTTTCCTGCCTTCGATTCACCTGTGATGATCATTTTGCAGCCTTCGCGGAGGACTCCGCTTATAAGCTCAGGAGAGAGTTCAGGCGGGTCTTTAGCCTGTTCCCAGAGTGAACGCATCTGCGGAAGATCGTCATCAATGCCTTCGATGTAATCCTTCCAGTCAGTCCAAGTGTCACATCCGACATTTGTTGCGATCAGTTTCTGAATCTGATTCTTACGCTGCGCTCCTGGAAGACGGGAGAGCCTTGCAGGGTTCTTATTGGCTCCATCTACAAGGAAGCCGCGCTTTGCAAGATAGTCATAAAGGAAGGCGACACGCTTCTTGTATTCTGTCTCATCCTCGGCACCGATCTTAACAATGGCATGGACAGACTTACCGCCTGATTCCACGAGACACGCGATCGGGAGCTTCAGATTGATCAGGAGCTTCTTCTGCTCTTCAATGGGGAGTGTGTCTGACTCCACGAGTGAGTATGCGTATCGTGTGACATCCTTGTCGTTTGGACCTGTGGTCGGGTTAAACCGGATCCATGCTCCTGCTTCCGGATTGATGGTCCCGAATACATCATTGAGGGTCTTGTATTTCTTCAGGTCTGCGATCAGATCTGAACACTTGCGGACATGGCCCGCATTCTTCGGCACCCATTTGTCCTGCTTGTCCTTATAAACGGACTGGTTGACGAAGCTGACCTTCTCATCAGGAAGGAATAAGGCTTCTAAATAGCGGACGGCCATCTGCCAGGGTTGCTCTTTTGGTTTAGCCACTACAGTCAGGACTTCCTCATAGTATGCGTCGAGACCATCGTTCCAGGATAAAGCACGAACAGGAGTATAATTAGCATAAGTCTGTGCGAGATGTATGATCGTGCCACCGCCTACACCGGTATTGTTGAATGATTGCCATCTTTTCTCACAATCACCGGGAACGTAACGATCGCGGTCACGGCTCGACCAATCATCCCAGACCGAACAGGAGTAGCCCTCGGCTTTGAGGGCCATTCCTGTTTCGATCCATTCCTCGTACGTCAGACGGGACGGGTCGAGAGCCTCTAAGGCTTCCAATACATTTCTCGAATTATCCATATCTTAGATCTCGAAAGGCATGTCCTGAGCGGGTGCCGTTGCTGCTTCGGCAGCAGATCCTGTCATGGGAAGGTACTTGGTGACCTTGCCGTAAGTCTTGCCGTTGTATTCCTCGTGTTCGAGCTTGCAGCGGCCTTCCTTGCCTCTTACCTTGTCCCAAGGCATCTTCTGGAGAGCCTCTCCCTTCTTCTTGAGACCGATGCACTCAAAGAATGAAGCGATCTTCCACTCCATTGTGTTGGTGAGTGTGATATAATCCTTGCGCTCGTATGCCGAGCCGTTAACGTTGAGAGAGAGTGTCAGCACAGCCATGGGGTAACCTGACTTGGATGTGCTCTGCTCAAAATCTGCTACGAAGAACTGATACTCTCCGATCGGAGGTACCTGGAACTCTTCTGAATTTGCCTCAGCGGAGATACCGCCGTCCCAACCTAATACTTTTACTTCGTTATCAGCCATCTTTACTTTCCTCCTGTTTTCTTGATGGATTCATAAGCATTCTTGTAATCTGCGTTCGTGCTGTTCTTGTTGAGTCCGAAAGATAATGCGATCGCATTACTGTCGAGACCTTTCTCCGCGATCAGCGAGCGGAGTTCGAGCCTGTAGTTCGGCTCGGTAGGTTTAGAATCAAAGAGATGCGCTATCTGGGAAAATTCCATGTCCATCTCATCCTGCAATCCGTAGCGGTTCTTCGCATCCCAGCAGGGATGGTGAGATGCGTACATTACGCGCTTGCCTCCCATTGCCTTCTTGCTCTGGGTCTTGGAGTCTGTGATAAGTTTGGTCTTATAGTTACAGAACAGGACCATATCAGCCCACTCTTTGAGAAGGGGCGCGGTCTTCTTGGAGAGCTTCATCTCCCAGCGATCGTATGAACCCATCTCGTCCGGCTGTTCAAACTTCCGCATCTGTGCGTGAGCCGTAAACACGACATTGATCCCCGCAGCTATCGCTCTGTTGCAGACGTCCAGGAGCCCGGCGAACTCTTCCATGACATAGGTGTAACCCTTGCCATAAGGAATGTCCTCGATGCCCTGAACCTTGTGCGCTTTGCAGATGGAGCGGGTGCAAAAGCGTTCGGCCCAGTCTGCCGTATCGATAACTATAGTCAGGAACTGTCTTGAGTTGACGGCATCTTCAACGAATGTCTTGATGGCTGTCCAGTCCTTGACTTCCGGGTATCTTGCGACATCCAGAGCCTTTGTGGAGCCTTCAGTATCGATGAACACGGATTTTGGGAAGTAAGATGCAAGAGTAGACTTGCCGATTCCTTCAGGACCGTAGATCACGATCTTCTTCGCGGTCTCCAACTTTCCTTTGGTGACTTGAATCATGTTGACCTCCTTTGTAGATTCGTTTAATACTTCGAGCAGTTTCAAGAACTGCGCTGTGTCTTGGTTTCTCATTTGCAAATAGGTATCTGGATCCAGTTCTCATCGAAGTAGGCATATATCTCAGCCATAACATCCAATCTTGGATAACAATGTCTATTGCAATATCCAAGAATCGTTTTCCTGCTTACTCCGATCTCTCTTGCAAGTTCGCCATGAGACATCCCTGTCTCTTCCAACTTCTGAAGAAGCCAGGATGAGAAGTTATCCAGAGCACGGACGGTGTGGATAGTTGGTTCGATGCATCTGTTCATCTGATCCTCAGTCCTTCCGTCTGCTCAAGGTGTGCAATGCCTTCGAGATTGACACCTGCATCAAGGTGCTCCTTGATCTTCTTCTTATCGACTTCGGGCTCTAAATATTTGAGATACTCTTCGGGAATGTTTTCGATATACTGTTCGTCCATGACAACCTTTGGAGGATTGTTCTGGAGAGAGATGGAGAACAACTTGCCCTTGACCTTCTTCTCTCCGGCAACGTCCATCGCATACTGCATAGCCTTCTTGGCTCTCTCGATTGTGTTCTCGAGGGTCTTACGCCTTGCAGTGAGTCTCTGCTCTTCTTCCTTGAAAGCCTTGGCATCTGCTTCCATGTTCTTGATGAACATACAGTAATGTTCTAGCTTGATCGAGAGTTCTTCCTGACTGTTCTGCATCGCGTCGATGAGGGTATCGTCATCAATCTCTCCATTCTCCATGAGGTTCCACAGAAGCTGGATGTCTGCGGTGAGTTCATAGATATTTGCCATATAGACCTCCTTTAGATCTTTAGAATTTCTGGAAGTAGTCTCCCGATTCCTGGTTCGTCTTCTCTGTTGCGTAGTCGAGTACGTTGAGCAGTGAGCTGACAAACTCTTCGGGGAGTACGTCCTTGTTCAGCAAGTACCCTCTCAGGGTGCTTATGTCGTGAATGATCTCGATTCTCTTGGGGAGTTCGCCTGTGTATTCGTCCATTTGTAGACCTCCTTTAGCCAAATTTCAGCCAATCTTATCCGAAAATTTTTTGAAACTCTTCGTCCGTTAATCTCAGGATCTTCCGGAGAAGGATGACTTCATGCCACCAAAAATCTTGTTTTCCATCA